CTTTTCGCCCGGACGGTCATAAATAATAACGTCTGGATCAGCAATAGTTACGCACTGGTAGTCACCAATCTCGTCATTGAATACCCACAGTTCGTGCATCTCAACCGTGTCTTCAGCAACTCTCGCTTTGTAACGATTCATGCCTGACAAGTCTAGGTTGACGTTACCCATTAGGCTTGGATTTGCCTGAGACATAATGATGCGGTCTATACCTTCGGGAACATCACTCGCCTGTTCATGGTATGCCGTAGTTACACGCTTTAAAATGCTGTCGCGTTTAGGGTGAGCATACAGTCTGGAATATAAATCAGACTTTGTAATGTAGTAGGTATGGACTAAGGCTTCTTGTCTGTCGGTGTACGGTGTGTCTTCACGCAAGACACCAATCGCACCCGGATCAACCATGTAAGGATTTAAACTTCCACCGGGGCCAATAATTAGTTTTGTGTAAGACGTGTTGTAGCACAGTGACCAGAGCAAAACATTAGAGCAAACCTGATCCGTATTTGAGCGCAGCCAATCATCATTCAATAGGTTTTGCATGGGGCGAATTTTTTTCTGTTCGCCAACCTGTACAGCAGCACCCAAGTTAATGGTAAAGCGCGTTGTCTCAGCCGAATATAAAAAGCTGCTGAGTTGATCTATGTGCGGATAAATTTTGTTAAAGATTGCTGGCGCGTCTTCGGGGCCAGAACCAAAAAGAAAGTAAGAACGCAGAGCGGAGTAATCAGCCTTGCGTTCTTCTCTTGAGACTAAACATTTCCCGATGAGATCAATGTAGAACTGTTCTCTTTGTAGAGGCTCTGACGGAATTCTCATTTTTTATCCAATGATAAATTGTCTTGGTCTTGCATATAACTCGCAGGACGGGGCGGTGTCAAGTTCCCAACTTGGTTTGGCATGATGCCAACTTGCTCACCAGCAACAGAAGGAAACATATTTCCTTTCAATAAGTTGTCCATGCTGAGTTTACCACCAGCGCCACCCCATATTGCAGCGTCTCCTGCGCGTGGTTCGCGTGGAGGCTCCGGCACACCCTTCGGGTTTGGCTTGTTATTGCGTGAATAGTACCCTGCCTGACTGTCACCTTCCCTTGCAGACTTGATATTTGTCATGTTGAAGTCGAGAGCAAGCTGGTCTAGCGTCTTGTCGTTGTGTTTTGTGGTGTCTGACTTGGTTCCTACTGGCTGCAAGAACACCATTTGGACGTTTTCTGTGCATCCATCAGGGCAAACAGGCTCCCAAGCCTCGAAAAACCCATGTAAATCGCATTTATAATCGTGCATAACGCTCATATCTATCTCCCCTTAATTTGCTCATCTAAACTATAATCTGAGTAATCTAACCTGTTTTTAAGCCCTAATTTGAGCTTGATACCACCATTTTCTACCTGCAAACCATATCCACGGACAATAACGGGCTTGGGTTTCTTCCTCCACTCAATCCATTTCTGTCCAAACCTAATCATTACGGCTACTTCGCCATTTTTCCACGCTAAATACGCCTTGGAAACCCGTCTTTGCACCAATTCCGTCATGTTTGCCCGGTCGTAGAAGAAAATATCGTCCATTCTGGACTTATCTACACCTGACAGTTCATAAAACAGGCGCATTGGTATTCCACGCTTCTTGTCTGCGCGAAATCTACGCATTATTTGCTTTAATTCCTCTTTAGGAATGATGTAATCATCATTACTGTCCATACACTCCTATCCTTTTAAGGTAGTCAGATACGGTTCTGCCCACAACAATCTGTTCTGGTGTGCTGTCTTCCTGCGTTCTGCTAACACTTCGAGTAATTTTCTGTGCAATCAGGCGAGGCTGAAGCTGTTCAGCAAAGGCAGCGCAAGCTAAAGCACTTGCCATCACGCGATCATCCTTGTTTCTGCCTGACGCAAGGATAGAGCCGCCATCACGCACGATGGTTTTCATCTCGTCGATCAGATCAGTAGAGACAATCGTTATCATCCCGCGCTCAAAGTAGTCTTTCATGTAAGAAAGCATACGTTCTTTGCTAGACGCTGTAGTCAGCCAGCCAATAGAGTTAGACAAACCACCCATCGTGTCGTTACGCCGCCAGATGTAGTTGCTCATTGAACCCAATACGTCCATCAGTTGATGTCCGGTTTTGCCACCCAACGCTGCTGCTTGGCGTTTTAGATTACGTAACTCGTTAATGACTGCCTGACCGGGGCCATTTACTTCCAAGTTTAGTGTTGAGTTTTTGTACGCTCCAGCTAGGTGAGCAATCACCCACGCAAACTGGTAGGTATTCATCTCTGGTGTAGCAAACTCTGCAACCTGCTCCATACCGTCAGCATAGCAACGGTACACTTGTATGCAAAAGCGATCAGCCCAATCAGAACTGCCATAGGCAGGATCAGCACCAATGACATAAAAAGCTGTATCAATGGGTTCCTCCCATATCTTCAAGGTTGACATTCTGTCAGTGGATTTTAAAACCTCTGTGTCAATAAAGTTTGCGCCCATGCTGTAGCGGTAGTGGTCGCACTTGATCTGCTTAGCTATCTTCATAGCGTCCGTACAACGGGCGTTAGAAAAGAAGCTTAACCCCGTCATGATGAAGGCATAGTCTTCAGTAGGCGGGAACTCCTGATACATCAACGCATCGTCTTTGATACCTTCGTAGAGCTTCCAGCGCCACCAAGCAATCTGCCGCGAGTTGATCTCTACGTTGTAGAGCTTCTTAATATCTCGCGTCCATTCCTTTTCTTCAGGCGTAAGCTTCCCATCCCAATACACTTTGTAGAGATTGGATTCGCCCGGAACGGAGTAGAGTTGATTGCGCCACCAGCCACAGAAGATTGCGTGTTGAGAACGGGCGCGTTTAGCAGTGGTGTACATATCGTGAAACATATTAAATCCACGCGCTGTGGACTCAAAGATATACAGACGCTTTTCGTTGGTTTCAGCAAGAGAGGCCAGCAAGGATGCTAAGCCTTCTTCATCGCCCCACGAAGACGTTTCTGTTCCGTGAAGGAATGTGATGCCCTTGCCACGACCAAGACTTCCTTTCGCTCTAAGCCCTGCGACTTGATAAAAGATTCGACTTCTGTTTTTGAGCGCAAGCGAGTTTCTATTGTGTGAGAGTATGGGTATCTTGTACTCTTTTGGTAAACCATCCATATAGGCCGAGAGTGTTCCTTTGAACATATCTCTGTTTTCTTCAGTATCTGTGACCAGTGTTCCATTAAGTCCATTGTTTATGTAGTGCCAGTAGAGGTCTAGGGCCAAAGAAATAGTGGTAATGCCGAGTTGTCGGCCTTTCAAGATAACGAAGAAGTGGATGTTATCTTTCAAGCCATTCGCTATTTCTTCCATCACGTAGGTTTGCGTACCTAGCAAATCATCTAGGTTTCGCAGACCTTGCTCTTTTGTCTCAATCTTTAGTTGAGCGCAAAACTTGTAGAACTGATTTAGATTAAATTTCATTTTATAAAGTTCTTCATTTCTTTATTCTCCCTGCGTCAAAGCTATCAAGATTCCAGTTGGCGATACGTAGCCTTGCCTCTTTGTCTTTAGCAACACGTAGAAGCTCGTCCACTATCTCTGGCCTGTACACTTCTCTCCACCCACGTACTAACTCTATCTTCTCCGCAGGTTTGATAGCTTTTATTGCTCTGTTCATCTCATTTTTCAAGATACGTCTGGAGAGCAATAACTCCTCCTTGTACTTATCCTGCGTATCGCTCTGCGGCGTAGAGTTCTCCATTTAGCACCTTCTTCATTCTCGACAACTCAGATAGGCATTCTGCTAACAGGCCAGCAGAACGGGCTTGCTGCCGCCGCAACTCCATCACTAGCTCAGCATGGTTCATACGACGAACCTCTTGCCAGTAGTCATCTGCTTCCATATCCACATAGTCTTCATGCAACTCTATGACGTTACTCATTCTGATCTCCATACACGTATGCCATCCCCTTCACGGCGAGCAATGAACTTCATATTCAACTTCTTACCCGCCCTCCAATTACCGTTCAGCACCACTTGCATCTGCACACCATCTACATAAAAGCTCTGCCCAACCCCCATCTCCGCATACGGATACCGTCTTACTACTCTTGCACCCGGCATAGGGACAGCATCATCAATAATAACTCCCATATCTACACCTCTATCCATATCAATACCTCCTAGCTATAATCATATAACACCCGGACGCACACCATCCATCTTTTGTTTCCATACGGGTTTGCCATCAGGAAAAAGACTCAGCATATTCTTTGCGTTAGCCAGCTTGTCTTCTAGGCTCATGTTGTAGAAGTGAACTATCCAATCCCCTAGCTGCCATTTAGTCGGATGCTGGTTCATGGTTTTGGCAGGAACTAAACTCACTATATCCCGAACCCACTTCTCCTCTTGCATCAAGTTCCAGAGATGCGCTTGTTGCCGCCACGGATACTGCTTCCACACGTCAAAGTCATTAATCATTCTTTCCAGCAACTTCTCACAGCGTCCAGCCCTAAAAATCATTACGTCGTAATTTAAAGGCCACCAGCCAGTTTCTTCTCTCGCCACCATAACGCTGTCATACGGTTCAAATACGTCTCTTACGCTAATGTTGTGGTTCATGAAAAGAGTGTCCATGCCTACGTGCATCACAACATCGTAGTTCTTCAAATCCTCCAACAAACCCCTAATGTCATCCAGAACAATATGGTTGAAGTTTTGGTAATCAAACTCATACATCTTGTAGTCATAGCCCCACTTCTCACAATACGCCTTGTGGTTAGCAGAACAAACGTCCGTCAACTCCTGAATGTTCTCAGACCAGTTACTCCTAATCAGTACCCTCATACATATCTCCCCATAATCAACATAAACACTATAGACGAAAAAAAGCCCACCTACAAGAGATGGGCTAAACGACTATGCAAACAGCGACGAAAACATAGTCAACACAGAAGGAAAATCAAGAACACTATAACTGTAAAGTTAAACAGCTACCACTAGAAACTTAAAGCTGGTTACGATTATCCAGCGCGTATGTCGATGCTACACACGGGCCTACGCCGACTAGGTTGTCGGTGGTCGGCACTGATCTCCGACTTACAGCGTCCTTCGCCTTCCCGCTGCCGGTACTTCGACAACATTGCACTGAAGGAACGAGCGCATCAGCCTACGCATTCACCAACACGGCTGAGGACTGTTTACAGGAGCTACCTGTTGCACTCATTCGGGATTAAGAGCCGTACACGTTGCCTTGCAATGCAGAGCGCGACTTCATTCTCACTGACCGACAATCTATGTGCCAATCCTCATGCGTGTTGAGGCTAGTAGCGCCAACTACTAACCCCCGTACAACTATGCCAAAAGCTTAGGAGGTTCAGGCAAAGAAAGAATACCAGAAACACGGAAAACATGAAATTCTTTTGGGACGGGAGCGGGATAGGGCACGCAACAATCAAGGTCAAAACCCATCGACATAGACAAAACGACAACAACAGAGTCAAACGCTAACAGGCACAACCCTTTTCCCTTTTGGATAGCGTATGCGTAACATGCAAGCCAGTAGGCAATGGCTAAGCAGCAGGGTGTCGTCAACCCCTTGTCGCCAATTGTTAAATCGTGAGGGGATGATGTGACACATTGTCCTAGCACTTTCCCCCATTGCACAATTACCAACTGCTATATATTTATATTAAACAACTTATATAATAATTATATAAAAGTCGTATATATATTATATAGATATATATAGGCTATGACTATTGTTTATAGACAATAGATTGTTAAATACAATGAACATAATCTAGATAATCATTATAATGATTGTCAGCAGTAAACATTTATAGACTATTTATAGGGGATTAAAAATGCAAACATTCATACATTTTATTCTTGCTCTTTCTCTTTGCTTACCGATTGTTATGGTTTTAACACTATTCATTTAAGGGGAAACAAATGATTCACTTCAAAGACTCTACCGCTCTGATCTTGATTTCAATAATGTTTTTCATTCTCACAATCGTAGCCTGTCTTAGTTCTGCATCTATTCATGCTTGCCTT